AACTCGCCTTGGCCTAACCCATTGTAATATAAGCGTATTCTTAAGTCTGCATGGTCTTTATCATTTGTCGCAAACATAATTACCTTCTCGTCTTTTCCATATGGCATCTTATAAATTCCGACTCAAAATATGTGTAGAGCTTTCGTGCTGACCTGCTGAAGTTTGCTCCATGAACACTACAGTAGTTTGCAGTTCAATAATGTTTCGAGAGCCAGCATAAGAAAACCCTGAACGAATTCCATTTTTTAAATCTTCTAAAATATTATTGACTGGGCCTTTTATTGGGAGAACTGTTGAGATGCCCTCGTTCGAAGAATAACTGCCTTTCCAATCTCGTTGGGCGGCTTTTGAGGCCATCCCTCTAAAGGTTTTATATTTTTTACCCTTCGCGGTATTTATTGTTTCTCCGGGTGCCTCAGTGGTTCCCGCTAGCAATGATCCGAGCATTACAAGATCGGCACCGGCTGCAAGAGCCTTAACGATGTCTCCCGAGTTTTTTATTCCTCCATCTGCAATAATCTTAGTGGGTAAGCCCGCGTCCACGCATTCAAAAATTGTATGAAGACCGGGAACGCCGAAGCCTGTTTGAATTCTTGTACTGCAAATTGAGCCCCCACCTACATTACAGCGAACACTGTCCGCGCCCCACTCGGACAAGCTGATATATCCCTCTGCTGTTGCAATATTACCAGCCATTATGTGAACAGTCTCTCCCAAGTGTTCTCGAATTGCTATAATTGCTCGCTTTACGTGTATATGATGGCCGTGAGCCACATCAATGCAAATAATTTTTGCTCCAGCACGACGAAGAGCAATAGCTCGATCTAAAAAGTCGCCCGTAACACCAACAGCTGCTCCAACCAAGTTTGAAGGGCCGGAATCAGATAGTTTGCCCCACGAGCGTTCAACGAGTTTTACTTGATCTTCTATTGTATTATAGCGATGAATAATCCCTAGAGCTTCGTTTTGTCCCATTGCAATAGCCATGTCATCTTCAGTTACAGTATCCATCGGAGAAGAAATAATTGGAAGTTTTAATTTTATGCTTTCGCTCAATTCACTTCCAATATCAACTTCAGCCCGACTTAAAATATCTGAATATCTGGGTCTCAACAATACATCATCATATGTCAGCATTCGTTTAAGCTTCATTTTTCCTCTTTTCTTCTTCTTCTTTGATCAGCTGATCAATATACCACCGAGCTTTTTTTAAATCTTCAACAGAACGGCCCTTATAAGGATATCTCGAAACATATTTGACTATATTTCCTTGTGCGTAGTTCATGCGCCAAGAGTTAATATATTCAAAAGTTTCAATGCACTGCTCACCCTTCCAGTTAATGTTATAGTGGGTTGGATGATTGATTGGATCTTTCTCTTTAGTTTGCACGGCTTATTACCTCCCACTTATCTTCTTTTATTAGAGTTTCTTCATTCCACATAATACGAACTTTAAACATTTGACTAAGCTGCGGCTCGTAATACCAAGCGACCTCATATACTGCCTGCGGCCGGTGGCCTTCTAAAAACTTTCTTTTTGTTATACTCAAAATTATTCCAAGCGAACCTCTTTTATCTCGAACCAAATCTCCAACTTTCATTTCGTCCTGTTTATTTGTTTTTCTAGATCTTTAATCGTGTCTAAAGCCGATGACCAACAGGGAGGGCAATAAAGGTTTACTCTTTTTTCTTCTTTTCGCACAACAACATACCAACTTTGAACTTGTTTTTTGTCTTTTTTATCAAACGGTGCATGGCAAATTAAACATTGATCTTGGATTTGGCTGAATAAGCTGATTTTTTCGGCCATTTCTTTTTCGGCTTGTTTTTTAGCTTTAGTTAAACCATGCCGATTCATTTTGCGCGTTAATTTTTTCGTCATTTATTGTCTCCCGGTGCTTCCAAACGCACCTTTACCTCTAGGTGAATCCTCGTTTAATGTATCTTCATAAACTTCTTCTATTGAACAGCGAACAACTGGCGTGAGTACTGCTTGTGCGATTTTTTCTCCCGGTTCAATTGTCTGTGTGACATATCCAACGTTGTGAAGATTAATAAATATCTCACCATCATAACCACTATCGCAAACACATGCGCCAACAAGCAACTGTTGTTTAGATGCAATTCCAGATTTATTTTTAATTTCAAGCATATACTCGAATGGAATTTCAACTTTAATCCCCGTTGGCAAGAGTCTTGATTCTCTCGGAGGGATATAAAAACAGTTTGTATCATCATAAAGTTTTTTCTTATCGCTTGGACAATAAAACAAGTCCATGCCTGCGTCTGTCGGGTAAGCTCTCTTTGGAAGCTTGGCAAGCTCTCTAATTCTAAAAACTTTAAGATTCACTGCTCTCTCCTTTAGCCCAATAATTTCCAACTACTGTTTATCCTCCCGCTGGTGCTGAATCCCCAGTCGTCTTCATATCGGGGATTTATCATATACGGTCGATTGATATGCAATTTGTCTTTCTGCTGTTGTACTCCCCAACATTTAACAACTGTCATCTGAGAACTGTCGTCGAGAAGTCTAACTAAATAATAGTCACGACCTTTGCGAGTTTTTCTAACTTCAACTTCGCGAACAATACCCCAGCATAATTTTAAATCAACATCATACTCGCTTATCGGAGGAATGCAATATTCTTCTAACTTACTTCGTATATCTTCGTTAATAACCAAGCTCAATGGAAAGGCTCCAGTCAATGAGGCAAGATATTCAATCTTTTCGCTATCGCTAAAATCTCCTTCTGGTGCATAAAGTTCAATATTTTCTTTAAACTTTTCTTCTGTTCTCGCCCGATCAACTGCAACAGCTGTCCAAAAGTGTTTCAGCCCTGTAAACCTATCGTCCATCAAATCATTTAAAGCTTGGGCTCGCACCAAGACGTCCAACGTTTTCTTATTGAGTTTAGAATAGACAATCTTTTCGCTAAAGAGAAATTCTTCAATAGTGTTAAAAGGTCTATTTGCTGTGATTTGTTCAATTGCTTTTTCTCCCAAGCCTTTAATCGATGTCAAAGGCTGAATTAATGTTTTTCCATCTTCTGAAATCTGCCAAGTATTACCCGAAGTATTAATGTTCAAAGGTTCAATCAAAAATCCTAATGATTTCGCAATGTTAATGGCTTTTTCTTTGCGGCCCTCGGGTTCTTTATCAAGAAAACTCGCAACCCACTCAGAAGGATAATGATACGAAAGCCATGCACATTGATACGAAATAACTGAATAACAAATACTATGACTCAGGTTGAAGCCATATTGCGCGAAAGCTGACATTGTGTTCCAAAGTTTTTCTGCTGCTTTTTTTGAAATGTTCTTTTCGAGACAACCTTCAATGAACTTCTCGTGTATCTTTGTGGCTTCTTTTACGCTCTCACCTGTGCCTTTTTTCGTCAAAAGCTTACGAAGAACATTGCCCTCATCAAGAGAGATGTTTTTTCCTAATTTATGCGCAAGCAAAGCTATCTGTTCCTGATAGATCAAATAGCCATAAGTATCTTTCAGCACTTCTTTAGCGAGCGGATGAATATATTTAATTTTCTCTGGGTTCTTTTTCGCGGCGACATAAAGCTTATCGACCCCTTCAATGAGCGGTCCCGGTCTAAAAATAGCTGTAACGTTTGAGATCTCTTTGATGCTTGTCGGCTTTGCTCGTTTGCAAAAATCTTGTGCACCTTTCTGAGTAAATTGAAACGTTCCTGCAAACTTGCCATCGTGAAACACGCTCTTATAAACATCTTGGTCATCAAAATCCATTATATCTGGATGGAGATGTTTATTGTAAAAAGCTTTCATCTCTTTAAAGGACGGATTTTTGATTCCTTTCTTTCTTTTTAAAATATTTTTAATCGCTTGTTCTATCATCTCAAGCGTTGAAAGCCCGAGCACATCAAATTTAATAAATCCCATTGGCTCTAAGTGACGAACTGTTTGACCTTCCGTCCAAGGCGTTTGAATTGTCCCTCCGCTGTTAATAAGCGGTAGCCAATTATTTAGACGTTCACCAACACAAATACCGCCAGCATGACGACTGACGCTTCTTATTTGTCCGTGGAGCGTTAAAACATGTGTCTTAATGTGCGGATATCTACGCAAGAAACCTTGAAGACTTTCTGAGAATTCCATCACCTCTTCAAAGGTTGGAGTGTAAACACCTGCTTTAATGCCGTGCTTTGCTTTTGCTCTCGGAGTTGCTTCATGAAGCATCTTGCCTGTAACTTTATTTACTTCTGCAAACGGAATGCCATAAAACTTAGAGATATCTTTTATAAGAGATCGTAGCTTTAAAGTATTGTAGTTTGAAATAGGAACAACTGAATATTGACCCCATTCGTTTGCAAGCTCTTCCTTCAGCTCCATCGGTCTTGAGACGTCAAAGTCAATATCAGGCATTCCTTTTGAATCCCTTGTTAAGAATCTCGAAAAAAGTAATCCATATTTAAGAGGATCAACCTGAGTAATATTAAGGACATACGCCGTTAGAGCACCAGCTGCGCTTCCGCGACCCGGACCTGTCATCATTTCTTGTGAGGCTCTATCTGCAATAGCCGTCATTGTTAAGAAGTATTTTGCAAAACCCTTATCCCTAATAATATAAAGTTCTTCTTTTAATCGTTCAACGTACTTGGACTTGGTGTGTAAGTTTTTATTTTTTAATCCCTTCAAACACTTTTGTGTTAGCTCTTGAATATCTCTCTTTCCTTCGGGTACAACAAATTCTGGTAGTCTAATTGTATTGTCTGGTAAGAATTCTTCAATTCTATTATGGGCAATATCATATGTTCTTGTGATTGATTCTCTAATGAGAGTGCTGTCGTATGTCTCATTACAGCGTTTTGAGTAATCCAAATAGGACTCCCACATTTGGTCGCCGTTTTTAGGCCAGAGTTCATACTTAAGATCTTCGCGTTTTTCTGGGATTCCGTCGCCATAAGCACCCATCGGACCAAGTGCTCGATAAAGTTCCCGGTCTTTCCAAAGATCAGGGTGGTAATAGTGCGCATCAGCGGTTGAAACCAACTCAATGTCAAACTCGGCGCAAATATCAATAATATATTTATTAAGCTCATGTTGCTCCGGGACTAGATTCCATTGAAGTTCTCCGTAAAACCTATCCCCAAAGACTGTTTTAAACTTCTCGGCTGTTGTTCTCATCGCTGTCATGACGGCTTCAGAGCCTTCATCTTTATTGTTCCAAAAGTCTTGAGCAAAGACACCACCTAAGCAGGCTGATGTACAGATGATGCCTTCATTGTGCTTCTCCAACATTTCAAAGTCCATTCGAGGATATCGATAAAAGTTTTCAGACTCATACGATTTTGAAACCAGTTGGAATAAATTGTTCAAACCTTTTTGATTCTGAGCTAAAAGAATCAAGTGGGATCGCTTGCGGAGAAGATCTTTTGCTTTTTTGCTTTCCCCTTCGTCTTCCACTGAGAGTCTAAAATCTTTCTTTTTAGTCTGTTTCTTTTTATCTTTAATTTTTTCGTATTCATCGCGCCATTCAGCAAGCGATGGAAGAAAGTAGGCTTCAATACCATAAATGGCTTTAAACTTTTTGCCCTCGGCTTTCATCTTTTTATAATGTTCGACTTGGTATGACATTGCGCTCATATTACCGTGGTCA